CGACGACCAAAGTGCCATCGTTTTCTGCCGTCCAATGAGATAACGTAGCCGTTCTTTCTGATTTGTGTGTCTGTCCATTCAAACCATCGATAGTGAGCAGGGAAAGCACGAAAGTATTTTGGTTGAAACTGCTCAATGACAGACTGAGGTAGCTTAGTTTGCTGGGAAATCGTTGGGGGTTGCCCCTTAAAGTTTGATCCATGTCCGATTTTCTTGCACATAAATCGGTGGGTGTAGTGGCGGTAGAATGGCGTTTCGGCGATGTCTTTGTCATGCTTTAAATCCCCGGTCCATTTGAGGTTGGGCCAGCACATTTTTGCAACCATTGTGTGCAGATCGCCTGATTCACAAGCATCCAAGTAACGAGCATCTCCGAAGAGATTCCATTCAAGGGCGCCAACGATTCGGGATTGGATTTGGGCTCCGTCGCATTTGGCGAATTTGTATCCAGCATCTGCAACGAATATAGACCTAAGTGACTCTTCGATATTCTGAAGGTTCCCGCCTGACCCAAACTCGCTAAAGCTTGAGGAGAACCTTCCAGAATTAGTCCCGGCGATATTGTAACTCGTTCGAATTCGGCCATCTGGGTCTATCTCCGTTTTTAAAACACCGATCTTTTTGCCTAGTTCGCGCAGGGTACTTATGTGTCGGACAATGGGGCGAGCGATCTGATAGCTCTCAAGTCTTTCGAGAGCGTCTCGATTAACTGTAGGGCGTCCCTGTCGGACAATTGGAGGTATACCCAAGCGTCGGTAGAACACATCTTGTAGGTCAGCATTTGATCTCCAATTAAACGAGGCTCGCCCAAGTCCATCAAGCATAATCCGTTCAAGGTTATGTTCGATGACTTCCATTTGATCGTGATATTCATCGATTACCTCTGCCTTGCGGCGTTGATCGACAAGGACCCCGCGCAGCCGCATTTCAAGCGCCGGGCCTTGGAGGGATTTGGAGAATTCATAGGTTGGGCCGGTGTTGGCATCGAGTTGGGGGTGGATGATTTGGAAGATTTCGTGAGTGAGGCAACAGTCAAGGCCGTTGTAGATTTGTTGGCGATCCCATTCGGAGAGGTCGGCGGGATCAACTTCTGAAGTATCAATGATCTTGGCCATCAATCTTTGAACCCATTACGCCAATTCGTGTAAGAACGGGCTTCATGTTCTTCCCAAAAGTAAGCTACAGTTCGATCAAAGTGTTCTACGTAAACGCGCCAGAAACCAAACCATGTTGGGACATGTAAAAAGACAACTTTAGGCTTTTCCATCATTCATCCCTCTTAATCGTTGTCACATGTTTCCTCATTCCCTTCCATGCACCTTCGTCGCAATATAACGAGCCCAAGAACCCTAAGCCTTTGAGCGATTCCGGTTGGAGGGCGTGGTGAAGGAGCATTGTGTCTTCGGCGGCTCCGCGAACCCCAATCCCAGCTGCTCGGAGGAGGAAGGCGATGTCGTAGAGTCCGTTTTGAAAAAGCTTAGGGACAGTTCGGTCTTCGAGAATTCCGACGCAACATCGCCAAGCAGCCTGCTCACTTTGTAAGTCAGGCCAGTAAGATTTCGTCTTTGCGCGGCGGTCAAGGAACGGAACGACGATTGCATGAGATTCATCGGGAGCGAATCCGATTTCGGTAATTGCCGTTCCAGCCGTTTCAATGTCAACGCTAAGGATTTCGCAGTTGGCGATGTAACGGTCACGGAACGTCGAAAGGTCTTCGAGGGTCGGGGCGATCCAGATTTCACGTTTAGGCCTCCTGATTTCGGGGAACCGGGACTGGCGACGGGCTTTCATTAAATCGGCTACAACGGTTGGGCGAAGCTCCCATTGACGAACAACAGCAGAAGGATGGTAAGTAGGCAGAAGCTTAAACCCAGTCGCCAGCATAGTCGAGACCATAGTTGTGCCCCGGAGCTTGGCGATTCCAGTGCTACCAGTGAGAGCCCAAAGAGCAGAATTCCCAAGGCATAGCACGAGGTTGGGATCAACAGTGACGAGTTCGTCGGCAAGGCGCTCGAGGTGAGGGCGATAGCGGTCATGGATGTAGCCTTTGCCTTTGACTAAGGGCGGGTAGCCGGGAATGGCCTCGGATTTGGGGCCGCAGAGGTTGGCGAGGTCGTTGTGTTCGGGGTTAAGGGCGAAGACGTTAGAGCGGTAGAATTCCGGGTGCAGGCGCCAGACCATATCGAGGTAGGTAGGGTCGCCATGGTTGTAGTAGTCGGTGATGAAGGAACGGTCCTCGGAAGTAAGTTCAAGAAGGTTGGCGTCGGAGAGCATACGGAGGAGTTCAATTCCGCCGGAAGAACAGAAGGCGGAATTGATCTTGGCGTCGGAGGAGGTTTGGGCCTCGCCGAGGAGGAAGATGGGTTTTACATCTCCAGCCATACACTTACCAAATTTTGAATTTTGTTGGTTAGTTCTTGAATAGAACCGTCGTTGGCAATATTCATATGTAGCCAATGAGGGTGATGTTGAACATATTCTCGGCTGTCTTTGGAGAAGTCGCAACCCTCACGCACCATACGGACCAGAAGAACATTATGTTCCTTCAACGTATCCACTTCGATTTGAAATCCACAATCAGAGACGATGAAGATTGGATCAATGTTGGGTTCAACAGCCAAGCACCGAGTCTTAAGCAACCGTCCGAATATATCTTGGCCATAAAGCGGCTTAAGAAATTTCTCGCTGATGTCAATTTGGAACTGGCGATAGGTTACGCCGAAGGGAGTCGTTTCGGTGTCTTTGACAGACTCGTAATACTTAACATTACCCATTGAATCACAGGCAAGGTTGAGGCTCCCGGCGAAGGCGCGTTTGTTGGGAAAGGAGAACTTCTCCCATACGGGCCATTCGTTGCGATTGGTTTGAATGTAATCAAACGCAATCTTCGCTGCGGTGTCTTTGCCCGAACGCGGTGGGCCGTTGAAGAGGATGAAGTTCATTAGAGCCTCTCATCGCGGATAGTTGGGTTGTTCTGTTCCTTTAACTCAAGCTCAGCATTAGCCTGACGGTCTTCAGTTTGTTGTTTCCAACGTATATTGTAGATATTAACAAACTCATCTAAGGCCCCACTAAAAGCCTTGACTGCTTCCATATTGGGGCCACACCAAAAGGTAATGGCAGAGCGGTCATCATCTCGCCCGGGAATGTAGTGGAGATCGGGATGGGATTTGAGATAAAGTCGAAGACCATAATTCTTCATTGATTGGCCAGTTCGACTGGAGATATATTCAGCTGTTACAATCTCACAAGCTCGTTGGCCAAAGCCTTCTGGGATTAGTTCTTCGGTATAGACGTTGATGCGCATTTGATTTTCCTAAGGAGTTGGGAGGGAGCCGAAGCCCCCTCCCGGTTAAATTACTCAGCCTTCGCGAAGTCCTTGATCCGAGCAAACACCGACTTGCCGTCGTTGGATGCTTCGTGACCGAGGGTGATCATGATCTGCGAGCCGGGTGTGGCTTCGATCAATTGCCCGAGGGACTCGTCCCCGGCTACATCCATGCCCAGCGCTTCGAGCCAATCCTTCAACCGCCAGAGGGAGTTCTCGGTGAGGTAGAAGGTGTTCTTGATGGTCTTGTCGCCGAGCTTGGTTTCGCCCAAGGCCTCCTTGAGTTCGTCCGGGTCGACATCGTCCTCGGCGGAAAGGAAGCCGAGGGTGAATTCGACGTAGGGAGTTTTCTTCTGAGCCGATGCACCCTGCTCCGGCATGCCTTTGACTACTGCGAGATATGTGCCAGCGGCAAGGGGTTTCGGCTTTTCGACTTCTGATGCGGGCTTGTCTAAAATGCTGGCAAAATTTGTTGCTGCGTTCATGTTAGGTCCTATTTCGGTTAATGATGTTATTGACTGATTGTCTGGATATTTGAAGACGTTGTGCGATGTCTTTGCGTTTTTCTCCTTTGGCTAATGAAGACAGTACCTCCTGAACTTTATCAGAAGGAATTCTAAGAAAACTGTTGGCATGAGCAGAAGAGGCGTGAATATCAATACGCCCCTTAGCTATTGCGTCTCGGCGATTGTCGGAATGTGTTCCGACAAACAGATGATCTGGATTAACACAACGACGGTTATCACAAGTATGGCAAACAACTTCGTGGGATTTAACGGCTCCTTTGAATATTACATAAGACAGTCTGTGAGCGCGAGATATTCCAGTAACATTGCCAGATACTTGTCCATATCCATCTGATGTTATAGATCGTTGCCATTCCCAACAGCCATTTTCGATGGGAGAGGAACGCTCACGGATAAAGTCTTTGTTATAATCTAAATATTTTTTCATTGGACCTTCTTAAGCGTTAGAGATTTAGGTTTCTCTGTCTTATCTTTACCTCGAAGAGTTTCAAAGATTTCAGCAAGGCCTGTGTCTATGGAATATTCTGGAGCAATTTCAAAAGGTTTAGGGTTTGCTAAATCGATTAATGGGGTGGAGTTGGTTTGGATTGTTCGCTTCCCGGCTTTGTTTTGGTAGCGGACGACCGAGGGGAAATACTGAGCTATCTTCGGAGATAGCTTCTGCCCAACGCCTTGGGGATAACCCTTCACCGATCCCTCGAGATCGAGGTAGACGATGTGGGCGATGACGATGACGTTGGTGCGGAAGTTGTCAGAGGAGATTCCGGCGATGACGGATTCAACGGCGTCTTGGGCATCGCCGTAGACAGCGCGGCCATCGAACTTACCGGTGCCCATTGCGAGGGCGTGTTTGAAGTCATAGGCGGCGTCGCAGAGGCGGGAGAGGGAGTCGATGACAAGGATGCAATCAGAACCCCACTCATTAGTCTTGCCGAGATTGACGTCATCGTATTTCCATTCATCCAGCATTTTGCAAGCTTCGACAAAGGCTTTGGGCTTGCCATCGACAACCATACCACTGGCGTTGGATTTGTATTTATCTCGGAGGGTGACGTACTCGACGTTGTCGATCTTGTCGGGGCATTCTTTGAGGATCATGCCCTTGAGGATGTCGAGGAGGTTGTCGAGGTCGAGGATGCGGAGTTTGTAACCAGCCTTGACTAAGCTTACAAGCGAGCCGGTTTTGCCTGACTTAGCGTCGCCCATAAGCAAAACCTTCGTAAAGTCTTTGGATTGGTGGTCAGAGAGTTTGGGCATTAGGATTTCCTATCGATACGAGTTTTAAGCTCAACGCCCAATTGAATGAGGTCACTGTGGATTTTGCTAGCAAGCTTCTTGGCATCAAGGGTAACGGTCTGGGCGCACATGATGCTGTTCATATTAGCTCGGGCCATGGCTACAGAACCGGTGAACCCATTGTGTCGATGGCGCTCTTGGCGACGGAGCCATTCGATTGAGTTGGGCGAAAGGGTGTCTTGGCCTTTAGGCATTGCGCACCTTTCTAATTGAAATCATAACCTTATCTCCAACCTGAAGATTCGGCCGTTCAGTCCCCACATGCAACCCTTCCCATGAACCTTCGAGGAACAGATACCAGCCCATTGATTCCTCACGGAATTCGGCTGAGTTACCGGCGCCGCGAATCCAGCGTTTGGATTTGAGTTCGTGGATTTTGGTTACGCGGGAATAGATGCGGAAGCGGTCTACTGACTCTTCGGGGAGTTGTACTGGTGGTTGCAATCCTGACATTGATATTTTCCTGAATTCAAATGAAACAGTTTAGTTGCCCGAGAACCACAATTAGGGCATACTCGCCATGACTTCCAACGCTTTGGTGGCTTTAGCGCGGCTTCAGTGGGTTCCATCGCTCATTCTCTGGTAGTTGTTTGAAGGAGGATTTGAGAAATCGATCGCGGACTTGAGGCGACTTCGAACACATGCCGCGAAATTTACAGCCGCCGAATTTATCACAGGCGGTGTCGTTCATCGGCCAATAGTTGGCGGCAGCAAAATTCTCAGCCATGCTAAACCATATACTAAGATTTTCGAGCCACTCATCGGTCTGATCAGGTGTTCGATAAGTAAACGATCTTCCAAATTTAGTCTCATCAATAAGCAACTGAGCGGCATCAATACAGACTCCTTTGATAGGAGAGTTAAGCACGACTTTACCTGCGAATGTGTACAGCGACATCTGGTTGGACATGTCGAATTGGGCATAGTAATAATCCGAAAGGGTTGTTTGGGTGGTCTTGCGGTCCATGACGAACAAGGTGCCGTCGTAGTCGACAACCCGGTCGAGGTGGCCGCAGAGGAGGTAGGGTTGGGAACCAACTCGATTGGTTTTAGGTGAACCATCTTCGTTGGTTAGAAGGGAATAATCTTTGCCTACCTCAGGCCCCCAAGGCAATTCGAACTTAAAACTCAACTCCACTGCAGGTCGACCGTTGTCGAGGATCACGGTCTTGGCAACGTCGGTACGATAGTGGTCGAGGTACCAAATGACCGAGCGCATTAGGGATGCTTTGTTTTTGTACTTTCCGGCGCGGGTGGTTTCGTCCACGACCCAGTCGAAGGTGCGGGCATGGAGGTCAACCACAGTCTTCTTAACAGCTTCTTCATGATCAGCGCCCGCTACTCGATAGAAATCATACTCTTCAAGTGCTTTGTGGTACTCAATCCCAAAACGAAGATGGATAGACTCATCACCTTCGCCGTAACCCTCGATCATGACATACCAATAAAGTCGGGGGCAAGTTTTGAGTAGGCCGATGCTAGTGCTATCCCAAGCTACTTGGACTTTGGTTCCGGGGAGGAACGGGCTTGGCGCTTCTTGGACTTCCGCATCGCGTGGCTGGGATGATAACATTGACTGGTCCATACGAGTCTCATTTCTCTGGCGAGGTTGCGGCGGAATGCTCGGTAGGTGGTGGAGGGTCTAGGCATAGTCGTCTGGCTCCACATCATCAATTTCATAATCAATTACAACTTCATCACAAGCTTCACACCACCAGCTACTGGCCATGATACCAACGGAAGGATCATAGGCGGTGTAACTATCTGATATGTCTTGACCACACTTAGGGCATTCTCGGGTTCTCATAGAACCCTCCTCTTCAAAGGATCAACCGATTTCTTCAGCCCCATCGACACCAAGTCTAGCTTGGCCTTGGGACCGGTTTCTTTCTTCGGCTTAATCCCGGCCTCGGACATTGCGCGGCGATTGCGCATGATGGCGATCAAGGCGTCGAGGGCTTCGGGGTTTTTGGCTAGACTTAACGGGTCTAAATCCATTATAATATCCACCTCGTTAGACATGGGCTTCTCTCCATCGTTTCAAAGCCAAACTGATTGTGCTTTGATTTACACCAAACTTATCTGCGATCTTAGCTTGAGAATAGCCTTGTTCGTACATAATAGCCGCCGCTTCTACTTGATTAGGGCTTAGTGCTGTAGTAGTCCAGCTATTATCACCCCTACGCCCTTTGGCATACATATCATCGTAATTGATTTTAGGATCACCTTTAAACAAATGCTTTGGATTAATACAACGTCGATTGTCACACTTATGTAAAATGAATTCCGCAGTTATTGGAGCAATAAGGGCTTTATAAACTAATCGATGTGCTCTATAGTTTTTGTATTGAACAGTAACTTGGCTATAACCATCTTTGTCTGTGGATAAGTGACATTCAAGACAATCGCCATTCTTTGTGGCATTCTCCAAAAGCCACTTCGCGCGGTCCATTATGATGTCTACTTCGTTTGCCATCAGAGTTTCCTTTGCTCACGGCGTTGGGCGAGATAGTCTTCCCACCACAGATCGTTCTTTTGTTGCTGGCGATAGAAGTGCCAATCGATGAAGCAGATAGCCCCGACTAGCCAACCGCCGATGGAGCCGAAGAGAAGGGCGAATAGGTAGTCGCGGGGGTCGAAGGGCCGGAGTTGGCGTTCGTTGAGGATATAGAACACAACGCCGGGGAGGGCCCAAGCGAAGAGGGCGAGGAGGATGAGGGGGGTCATAGTTCTCTCCGAACCGGCGCATCGTCAAGTTCGGTGCCCTTCTTAACTACCCAAACTTCGGGCGGGTTGTCCATTAGATGGACGGTGAATTCTTCGCCAGCGCCCCATTCGGAGAGTTTGTTGCGAATGGTGTGGGCGAAGTCGGGATCGCCGAGTTTGAGGCTGATGCCGATTTCGGTTTCCCGGGCCGCGGCGAGGATGGTCAGGGCGGTGGATTTGGTGAAAGGGACAGCGGGCATTAGGCAGTCTTTCTATTAGCTAGTTCGCGTTGTTCGTCGCACCACGCAGAAAGGCCTTTGCTAATAAGTGGGCCAGATTGTTCAGCCAAAGAGTCCATATTGAACGAGGCCGAGACTTTGGATTTAGAACTGAAATGCATCCATACTCCGTCTTGACCTACATTTACCTTTAGGCCGGGAACTTCAAATACGGTCACAGCATATTCGCTCATAGTTCTCTCCTGCGGAGTGAAGGTGAAATTTCGGTAACCTCTGCCTCAATCACATCCTCAAGCTCATGGAGTTTGGGCGGTGAGATGCGGAGGGGCGGAGCTGGGATCATTAGTTGTTTGACATGGGAAACGAGGGGTCGATCGGCTTCGAGGGAATCAAGGTCCTCGATGGCCGAAGGCAGGTAGACTTGTTTGCGGAAGTACAGATACCACTCCCCGTCAGGGCGCTCGATGGTTAGTTGCAGGGCATCATATTGGCTGGTGCCGTGGAGTGGATGTTGAGGGTCAGGATGGATTGCCTTGTTCTCCCGCCTGTCGATCTTCCGCGCCATGTGACAGCGCATTCGGTAATAGTTCGCCGCCGAGAAATTCGGAAAGTGTAGGCGAATGCCGCGGTCGGAGGCCATCGCCCGGTCGTAGGCTTCGTAGCAGGCGGTGTAGGCGAGGCGAGAGGTGGATAGGCTCATTTATGTAAGCCCTTATGTAGGAGTTCACGAAGGTAGGCGGAGAAGGTGGTTTGGACAGAGTTGGCCATATAGTCTTCGACGAGTTGGTCGAAGAACTCGATTGGGAACACCACACGGAAATGGATGGTATGACGGTCGAGAGTACCGACCGGGAGTTTCTTTACCCGGCGCATTAAGGCCTTGCCGGGGAAGTGGGTTTGATCGAGCTTGGTCACAATGGCCTCCGTACAAAAGGCCGTTGATAAAAATCAAACTCTCCATAATGTTTAACACGAGCTTCTTTCGCGGCTTTATTCGCAGAAGATATTGTTTCAAACACACCAATCTGAACTTTATTAACCCGAACACGATACTTACCCAAGGGGGTTAAAGTGACTCCCATTTCCAAACCAAGGTTATTATTGTTCCATCGACCATTGCTGTCTTTATTAAAAGCATTTTGTTGTTTAGTGGCTTCGCGCAAATTAGTCCATTTGTTATTGAAACCGTTACCATCCCTATGGTCCACTACATTACCCGATTTTGGCCATTTACCTGTTTGGATAAATATAATTAAATGTGTACAAAGTCGACTAACACCATTAACCTTTCTACGTAGACTTCTAGTTTTTCCGTCTTCCCATAAGTAAGTAATATCTACTTCAACAAGACGAAATAATTTCCCTTTAATTGGATCATAGATAAATCCATCATGATCGGGGTTTAAATCATATATATTTAGTTCCATTTAATATCTCCTGAATTTATATAATATAGTTTGTCCATTGTTCGAGTTTCCATGACATACTTTAGATTCTTATCTTGATCGTTATTTG